TTCGACTTTTTAGAAGAAGATTTAATTGATTGGGCTGCTTCTTCTTTCCAACCCTTATTCAATAAAGACTCAACCTTAGAAGGGTGAGCATCTATAGAAACTTTTCCGTCTGGACTAATCATTTTCATAATTATCTCCTATGCTGCTACATCAGGACTAGATTGAGCAGTACAATATTCAACTATAAAATTCATTGTACATACACCAATTGGTTTTTCACCTTCTCCTGTGTAAGTTATTTCTGTAGATTCTAAATATGTATCTTTAGCTAAACCATCTAATGTTGTATCGGCAGCTAAAGCAGACTCTACTTCTTTTGTAATAGTATCTATAGTGTCATCACTATTAGATACGCTTTTTACATACGCCTCTACGGCTAATGTTAGTTCTCTATTCATAAGTCTGTTTGTACCAATAACAACAGGCTCAGAATCTTCTGACTTTGTATAAATTATAATTGCNGGCAAATTNGCATTTTCTAAAGGGTAAACTCTAGATTGAAATACATTAGAAGATGTTGTAGTTAAACCNGTAAGAGTTGTTGCAACTCTTTCTCGTATTTGTTGTCTAATATGATTTGCCATTATTGTTCTTCTAATATAAGTTTTATGATTCCTGTTCTATCATTTTCTATATTTACTATTTTATAACTTGTTTGAGCTTTTAATACATTTCCATCTAGATCTTTATAAGCATTAACAACCAAATCATCTCCTGTTGCAACATTTTGTACATCATCAAAATATACATAAGCTACAGGTGTATATGATTCTATACTGACTTCTCCGTCAATAATATCATTATATTCTTCATCTCTTATGACTTTAATTGTTTTTGATATACCACCGAAAGGTGTATAAGTTGCTGTAATTGCGTGGCCAAAATCACTATCAAAATAACCAGCAAAATCTTCGTCAAATTCTATATTCCAATCACTCATTCTTCTTCTAGTAATAAAGTAACAAAACCTACGTTATCTTTTTGAACATTTATAATTTTATAACTTGTTTCTGGAGCGATAACTTTTCCAAGTTTTGTTGTAATTGGATTCACTATTAATCTATCAGCATGTGAAATATAAGGAGCATCTGTAGATTTTATATATGCCACAGGTTGATATGCATTAATATCAACAGACCCACCAGGTATACCAAAATAAGCTTGATCTAATATAAATTTGATATTTTCAGCATTGCCTGAATCAATATCATACCAAGTATCTATAAGACCTAGTCTATCATCCCATAAAGATTGTTGTACTTCAAAAAAAGTACCTGTTACTCCGTGTCCCGAGGTAGAAACATATGCATTAAAATCTGCCTGGGACTCTAATGCCATTATTTCTTAGCAGTTCTTTTGCTAACCTTTGGAGCTTCAGATTTTTCTAATCCTATGCTTCGATCTTTTTGTTCTGATTTTTTTTCAACATGTATGCTTGCTTTGTTATAGCCAATTAAAATATTACCTTCTTGTTGGTTTAACTCAACAACATCGCCTACACGTACTTTTTTACCGTTTGCTACGGTATCAACTAATATTAAATATTTCATTTTTTTAAGCATGGGGGCATTACTGCCCCCATTCCAACTTAGCATCAGTTAATTAGTCTGATGATTTACAGAAGCTAACTGCGTGGCGAACCGCACAATCAACAGTTTGTAAAGCAACAATTCTAATTGTTCCTGATTTTGAGTTTGAGTAAGGATCAACTAAGATGTCCAAACCACCATACATACCTATTAATAGGTCTGCAAAGTTACCAAAGTAGTAATCACCGGCAGTAACTTGATTTGATTTAACAACATTATATCCGTTGACATTACCACCTGGCTCAACAATAAATTGAGCTGTGTTAGTAGCTTTTTCAACAGTTTTTAAGTTGCCATAATCAGCTGGTCTCATAATATAACTTAAAGAACCAAGTAGCGCATTATCATTTGCTACTGCAGATTCCATAGCTACAAGCTCAGCCCATGTTGGGACAGCTGCAGCAAAAGTTGTTGTATTGATTCCAGATGTATTAGCAATACCTGTAGGTTGGCCTGAAGTTCCTGAACCAGCTAATGCACCAAGGTCAATAGAAGTAGCTATTGATCTTGTTAAATCATCTCTAATTAGATTTTCAACATCTAAAGATGATTGCATAAGCATAAGTCTTGAAGCTTCTGTATGAGCACCAACAGTTTTAGGGCTCATAGTAACTTGACCTACTGTAAATTCACTTTCAGCAGAATCTCCGCCTTCAGTTGCAATCCATCCTGGGCTTGAAGTACCAGTTTTCTTAGGTATGACAACATCGCCTTTTAAGCCTTGTAGCATGGTTGCGCCAGCTCTCATGACTGATGATTCATTTCTAAGAACGTCGATGAAATCTTGACCTCTGAAGTCTTCAGCAATTAAAGCTGAATCATCTGAAGTGTTAATATCACGTTTCCAGTTTCCTAGAACTTCTGGTGGAAGCATAACACCTTGTGATGTTGTGCCATATCTTTTAGCAGCTTCAGCTGAACATTCGAATTCGAATGCTGCGGCTTCTTGTGCTCTGCGATCAGTTGGGTTAGCTAATGCATTGATAGCTCTAACCAAACTAAATCTTTTAATTTCCTTAGGAGTCATTCCAATTTCAGGAGTCTCTAAAGGCTGATCGTTAGAAATGTTTTCTAATAAAATGCCTCTAAATTCTTCAACAGAATTACCTTCGGAAATAGCTTTATCAGCTAGATCTCTTCTATTGTGTCTTGCAGCTAAATCTAAAATTTCTTTTGAGTTTCTTTTAAATTCTGCTTTTGCTTCTGCAACAGATTGAGCTCTAACTTCTTCAATATTAATCTCTTGATTAACTTCGTTTTTTACTTCGCTCATTTTTATTTCCTTAAATGATTTTGAACGTCCAACTCCAACAACTTTAGATTGATCGGCTGGTATAGATACTATGCTTGCCTCCATAGGAGTCCAACTAGCTCTATAATAGCCTTCCTTGTCTTTGTCTTTGTTCAGTTTATTAACTCTATAACCAACGGATATATTTTGTTTTATTCCATCAGCTACATCCTGGAAAACCTCACGAGCAAGATCAGATCTTCCAAATCTAACCACAGCAACTGTCCTTTTTGCTGCCTCATCAAGTTTATATTCTTCTATAACACCAATTTGCTTAGTCATATCATGATCAAGCAATAAAGGAGCTCTACCTGAAGACATAAATTCCATATCTATATCTTCAGCATTGTGAGACAAAATTTCCATCCCGAAATTTCTCTCAACCGGCTCTTCGGAAGACACTCCGATACGAACCCTTCTTTCTTCTTCATCAATAAGACCATTTCTGAAATCATAAGTACGATACTCTATTTGAGTATCGATTAATCTTTCTTCTTCGTCTTCTTGATTAACATCCTCATGTTTTTCAAACTCAACGATTACAGAATCGTCAGTTTCAGAAACGCTAAGGATATGTCTATCTTGTTTTAACATAGTTTTCTCCTCAGTATTTTCTACTGGATGTTTTTCTAGTAAGTTACTACTAAAACTTTCATTGTTCATCTTTATCACCATTTATTGTTGCTTCAACTGGTAATTTAGATCCAAAAGGTTGGAAAGCTGTTTTTATACCATATTGTTCAGCAAGTTTTGACTCTCTTTCATGTTGCTCAAATAACTCTTCTGGATCTCTACCATAAGCAGCAGATATATCTGCATATGTCGTAATACCAGCACTCAAACCTGCAACATTGGCTTGTTGTTCTTTTAAAGGATCAATCCAAGACCAAGATCTTGGAATGAATGTTATTGAATTAAAAAATTTATCAAATTTACTAATCGGCAAGCTAACCATACCGCTTGCAATAGCCATATCAAACCACTTATAAAAAATAGGTTTCATAAAATGCTCAATAACAAATTGTTGATATATTTGAAACATTGCTCTGTCTTCTAAAGCACCATGTCTAATAGAACTATAATTAATACTTGTTAAATCATTTGTTAAAGCATGGTAAGAAATGTTTAAACCTGATGCAATACTTCTTAAGACTTGTGTTGTAAAGTTTTCAAAAGCAGAGTTAGGGTGAGTAGGATCAAAAGCTTTAAAATCCATACCAGCAGGAAGTTGTTCAAAGGTACCTGCGCTTGC